TTATGAAATCATTGCGTACACTCAAAGTAAAAGCTTTTACGCTGNTGCAGCCATGTTGCTGCCTATTTATGAAAATTTGGAGGTTCCTTTATGAAATCATTGCGTACACTCAAAGTAAAAGCTTTTACGCTGATTGAAATGAAGGATAGTAAATTTCTCAAATCTTCCAGTTAATAACTATCTTATCGGAAGTCACTTGCACCTTGTCAATAAGCTCTCTAACAATAACTTTCTGGTCGTCGTAAGACATATCAAACACGCTACTAGCATCTAGTAGCTTCTCTATCTTCTTCCTCTTGCTTACTTGCTTATCGCTAGTAGCTTTTTTTATTTCTTCTTCTAGCGTGGCCCGTTGTTTGATAAAGTCAGACGACTTGTTTCTTAATTCGTCCAGTGTGATGCGGTCATCCAAGTATAGATCGTTTAGCTTACTTAATTTGAGTGTTAGCCCGTCTATTTGCTTCTGGATTGCTTGCTTGTCGACAGTCTGGCTTGTACTATCTAAAAATAATTCATGTATCTTGTCTGGGTCATTCTGCAGCATGGCTATGCGAGTTAGTACATAATGCTCTAGTACGTCCATGTAGTAGTAGCCAGACTCACACTTTTTATTGTCGTTATATACCGTGACACCCCTCGTAGTCCGTGGGTGTCTCTGGTAGCATTCGTACCTTTTAGTGCGTGTACCGTCTTTTCGCTTTTGTCCTAGCACCACTTTTAGCGGTGCATGGCAGTAACCACATTGAACAATCCCAGATAACATATATTTAGCTTGGAACGGTCGAGGGTTTAACCTTTCTTGTGCAGTCTGTTGCCTCTTTTTCAATTCCCTTTGTGTTTCCTCAAAATCATCTAGTGAGATGATAGCCTTGTGTGAGCCTTGGAAAGTCTGGCCCTTGTATTGATTTAGGCCACAATATACTGGATTGGCTAGTATTCCTCTTATTGTCCGGTAACTCCATGCGGGCTTTTTGGGATATTCGGCATTCATCTTATCCCTCAATTTAGTTATTGATATGCCAGATAGATAGGAAGCGTATATCTCTTTGACTGCTAAGGCTTCAAACTCATTGACGGTCATCGATCCAGTCTCTTTGTCGTAGTCGTACCCATAAGAGGTTTTAGCCCACATCATAGACTTTCCAGACTTAGCCCGCCCTAGCTTGCCTAGTTGCATTCTCTCTTTTATCTGCTCCCTCTCAAGTTGAGCAAACACGGACAGCAAACCTATAACGGCACGCCCGAATGGTGTTGATGTATCGAAGTTTTCCAGCAAGCTCACAAACTCAATATTATTTTTCAAAAATACATCCTCGATCAAGTATAGCGTGTCCTTTTGGCTACGGCTCAATCGGTCTAGCTTATATACTAATACTGTATCAAATAGCTTGCTCTGGGCATCTTGTACTAATTGCTCTAGTGCTGGGCGGTCAGTAGTTGACCCAGAGAAGCCTCCATCGGTATAAATTTTATATACATTCCAGTCTTTTATATCGCAGTAGCTTTCCAGCTTTGCTTTCTGTCCGTCTATTGAGTAGCCTTCTTCTAACTGAGAAGTCGTGGAGACTCGTACATATAATGCTACTTTATTCATTGTCTTTGTACCCTCTTTCTGGTAAAATAGAGTACAGAAAGACCCTTTTCAAAATAAACATTTTGAAATCCTTTCTTTATCTTTTCAAACCTCACGCTTGAAGTCGCCAAACTTTGAGAGCGTGGGGCTTTTTTTATTTGTCGTAAATCATCACGCCATTTTCTTCGTGTGCAAGCTGTACCTCGTTCGTATCATGCACATAAACGGGCGGTGCCGTAAAATCTTTATCAGTGATTTTATATGTCTTTTCGACATCGTTTTTGATTTTAAGTAGGCCGTCCGCTGTCTGATGTAACTGGTCATTTGTCAATTCAGACGATGTGACTGGTAGCAATACCGCCACTCTATCGCTACGATAGTATACCTCTATTTGACTTGAGTCAAGCCATTGCTTGTAAGAGTTCGCAAACTGATCCAAGATAGGACGATTGCCACTAACTATCCCAGTGGCTTTTCTATACTGTTCCTCTCCTTGGTTTTCTTGTTTGCTTTTGGCTTTAGCCTTATCTACTAACTCCCAAGCCTTTTCTTTTTTTGATTTTTCAGAGCTAGACTCAGTTGTCACTTGCTCGGTTGTTTCTTCTTGGCCTTGGTCTGTATCTGCTTCTCGCTGACTGCACCCAGCTATTAAGAGTGTGAGTGCTACAATCGCCATAAATGTTACCTTTTTCATAATTCCTCCTGGCTATCCCACTAGCCTATAAAATTCATCAATGACCATTAATTCGTCGGTCACTGATTTTAATTTGTGCCTTTCCATAAAATTTAAATAGTTGAAATCTTCCTTGTCTATCTGGTCTAATTCCTCCCTTAATAATTCGTGTATCATGGCCCTATTAGCCTCATTTTCGCACTTTATCGGGTTGATAGTATAATTAGCCTCACTATGATTTAAGTGGCCTAATTCGTGCAGTATAACCCTTTTCTGTGCGTCACTAGATAGTGCCTTATTAACAAATACTATCTTAAGCTCATCTACATAGATACCGTGCCTATGCCATAATTCCTTGTCAAAATAGGCTATTCGGACACCATGAAGATCGCAAATTTCTTCAATACTCATAATCTGCCTTGTAAGTAAATTTCTATAATGTTCTGGATCGCTTGTATGTCGTTTTCGTTAAGAGGCTTTCCATCGAATGTTTTTGCATTCTCTGCCATCTTGCGGAGATCGGTTTCAGAATAATCAGAAGATGCACTTGATCCAACTTCATTTTTTGCATCATCCTCCCACCCCATGAGGTCAGCGGGTGATATATTCAAAGTTTCAGAAATCTTTTTAAGCACCTCTGGGCCTACTTTTTCTATATCCCCTTTTTCGTATCTGAATATAGTCGAGCGTGAAACTCCCACACGTTCAGCGAGGGTGTCAGCAGAAATCTTTAATTCTTTTCGTCTTAATTTTATTCTTTCTCCAACGTTCATGATTTTTCGCCTCCTATATATTACACACTAATTTTACACCTTTAGTCTCAAAAATGCAATAAAAAAGTTTCAAAAATGCGATTTTTTTGTTGACAAACACTTTTTATCATGTTATACTTAATTCAAGAAGTCGCACAAATGCGACAAAAAGAAAGGGGAATACATGGTTAATGTATCTAAATTAAAAGGTAAAATTGTAGAATGCAATACCACGCAAGAAGAACTTGCAACTAAGATCGGTATTGACAAAAGCACGTTTTATCGTAAGATGAAGCAGAATGGCAACTTTTCGATCAAAGAAGTTAACTTGATTGTGTCAACGCTCAACCTTACAAAAGATGAAGCTATGGCAATTTTTTTTAGCGACACAGTCGCATAAATGCGACAAATCGAAGAGTGGATAGAAAGGAGAAAAGATGGACAAAAATTTAAAGTTAAAGGGTTACAGATCCATGCTTGATCTAACACAAGAACAAATGGCTAACAAGTTGAATATAACAGGTCGCTCCTATATCGACAAAGAATTGGGGAAAAAACACTTTAAATATAAAGAAATGTTAGCGATTAAGGAAATGGTTAAGGAAATAAAACCAGATGTGACTATTGACGAGCTTTTCTTTAATTAAAAAGTGCCTAAAAGAAAGGAGAAAGATGGCATTAAAAATAGACGACTACAAAGACTTTGAAATGTTTTACAAACTACCGCAAGAGCTGTTTGACGATTGTTTCAAAGGGTTGTCAATCGGGGCTAAGGTCTTGTATGCAATCTTGCGAGACAAGTGGGGTCAGTCGCAGAAAAATGGGTGGCACGATGAAAAAGGTATCTACTGCAACTTTTCAATAAAGTTACTTTCGGAAACAATGGGATGTTCTGAAAGGTCAATAACTGCTTACAAAAAAGAATTAAATGACTATTACTTAATCTCTGAAAATAGACAGTTTAACTCAACTAATAAAATCTATGTAAATAGAGTATCTGAAGCTAAAAAGAACCT